ATGCGCTCTGCAACAGCCCGCCGCCGCCTCCTCATCCAGGACAGGGCGCTCAGCCCCACCAGTAACGGGGGGCATGGAGTGAGTGCCGGGGACGGGCTGGTCGGGCGTCTCGCTCACCATGATGTGGGCGCGCCGGCCGAAAAGGGTGGACACGCGGTAGGCGAGGGGCTGGTGCTTGGCAAGGATGGCGATAGACAGGAGCTCCTGCTGGTCGCTGGTGAGATTTTCGATTTCGTAAGACTCGATGCGCGACGACAGCCAGCCTTTCACGTTGGAAACTGTGAAATAGGCGCGATCCTTGGCTGCCAGGAGGTTGAGCCAAGTGGTGACTGGAATCTCGCAAGACGTACCCGATGTGTCACCCTGCCACTGTAGAGAGATGATGGTAGAGTTGGGCCTGTCGAACTGAGCCTTGTAGAAGGAGCCGTGGTCGCTGGTGAAATTCTCCCGGATGGGAGGCGAGCACCGCTCCATATACCCCCAGCGTGAGAGAAGTGCGAGAAGCACAGGGGGAACGCTGGTGGTGGCGTGGGGGATGAGGATTTGGACCTGACGTGTGTGGTCGTCATGGTGGGGGATTATGGTGTGGGTCTTGTAGTATGTGGTACGCGGGAACAGCATGCTCAGCCACCCTCGATTAAGGGGGTGCTCCGTAATGCGCACGAGGTCCTCAAATGTCCAGAGCCCGGTGGTGTAGCGGGCGCCCTGGTGTACGATCTCCGTGAACTCGCCGGGGCCGGTGGTGAACCACCGGCTCTCGTTGGTCTTGCCTGCCAGGGTGTCGGGCACCCGGCGGTACATGATGATAGGCGAGCCTGCGTGTTTGGAGAAGTGCACATCAGAGCCCTCGTTGTCGATCACGTCGATGAATGTGGCTACGGAGCGGCTGGTGTCGAATGCGTCGTGCCGCGGCTCCTGCACCAGGTCCTGCTCAGAGAACATGGACCAGGTGCCGGGGCTGCGAGCGCGATTACCAGAGCTCTGCACGTCGTGACGGGCGAGGCTGACGTTGAGGTCAGAGTCCCACAGCGAATCCGCCACGACGGAGCCCAGACGGGCGGTCGTGATGGTGTGACAGAGAACGTTGATATTGATCTCTGCCTCGCGGCGGTTGTCTGCCAAGGTGGCATGGCCGTGGTGTAATTTGGCCGTTGCGGTGTCGGTGTAGTTGTGGTTCCACTTGAAATTGCGAGCAGCCGCCGACATGCGGTGCGCATTGGGAACCAGAACGGTGAAATGGCCCATGAACTTATCTTTGGATGCCGAAATCACTTCAGGAGCGATGAGTGTCACGTACCGCCAGGCAAAAGCCGTGGCGATGGCCGTAGCGACGAGGCCTCCCAGCGGTATGATTACCAGGAGAACCACGTGGGTACGACAGAAGGTTAGCACTAGGAAACATAGTGCGAGCAAGGTGAAGAGCTGCAGCCACATGGC